CATAACACGCACTGCACCCGCTACAGCAAATGTGTATAGTAACATGTTATTTCTTAGCTTAGATACTTCTCTTCTAAATATTGCAGATGAGTTGGCTGCGCCATTTGCTTCTCTGGCAAACTTACGACTCTGAGCTGCTGTTTCTTTAAGATCTGCTTTTGCAACTGCAAATCCTTTTGTGCGTACTTCTATTACAAATTTAGCCATTACTCTCCAACTTTATTGCTGCGTTATACTCTTCATCTATAGCAGAATAGATGACTAAACGATTATAATTTGCACTATCTATATCCTTGGCTGGCGGTATATTAAAGCGCTTCATGGTCATAAATTCTTCTAATGCAATTGTAGTGCTGCCTGTTAAGAAATACGCTGGATTTGCGCAATGTACGAGGTTATGGTAGCACTGCTGACCCGGTGTGAATTGACGCTCTTGATCTTCTGCTAAGATTCTTTCTATCTCGGTCCAGAGCGCATCTTCATCGTATAGCACTAACTTGCCCAAAGTGGGACTAGGTGCTTTATAAGGGAATTGCAGATCGTTTGGTTTAGCACCGTTATAGCTAAACCATAATGCGATACGGTGCTTTAATTCTTTTTTTTAGCTACGCCTTGCTTGTATGAATTGTAGATTGCTATAAGCACTTCATCAATTTTATTGTCATCCAAGTGAGCTAGAGCTTTTTCTACATCTTCAAATGCATGCTCCATTACCCACTCAAGGACATTATAAAATTCATTAGTATCCATCTCGCCAGTCTTAAGGTCAACTGCTTTGACCTCTAGGCGATGTAGCTTTCTGCGATCAGCAAAGGTTAGCTCACGGACCTCAAAGGACCCATGATTAGTTTTTATTGTCATTAGCTGTTTCGTATAGCGAATGAGCCAAATAGCAGTTTCTGTTCTACAGAGTACATCATTGCTGCTTGTTCATTTAAACTCATTCCAGTGATAATGGCCTTGTCGCAATTAAAACCAAATTCATCAGCACTACCCCATGTTGAATTGTTAGACATAATATTTTCTAACCCAGTCTGTGCAGATGCATTCATAAAATTTCCAAGTAAGCTATTTGTATGTTGGTCTAGCTTTATAACAGAAGATAAAGTCACAACAGGACCCTCTGGTACGCTGCGCGCAATAGAATATGGCTTATTATTTGCCGGATCCCAGCCAATATACTCTGCTGGATTTTCAATAGATAGTGTAAAACTTTGTGTAACTGGCGCTACGATACCCGCAATCTTTCTATAAGAAAGATCATGTATATTGCGCATGCCTGCTTCTGCTGGACCACTAGTTGAACCAGCTGCTTGATTAAACAGTGGTGTGTAGCCAGTTTTAAATGTTGCGGAGTATGTAAGTCTACCATCTCCAGAAGCATCGCCAGATACGCTAAATGCTGTTACGCTACAACCCGGTAATACAATGGTTTGATTTACTTGAGATGAAGCATCGTCATTTTCTGTTTGCGGCGCTAATACTTTTACAGTATATGTTCTAGTTGCGGCAGTAGTAGTATGTCCATCTGGTAATGCTGGTGCTGTATATGCATCTGTTACTGTAATAACATTACTGCTAGCAGCAGTATGTAAAATACCCTCTAATAAACCCATAGCAGTATCATTTAATAAACCGCTTACTGTGACTTCACTTGGTGTTGCTTTAGCTGTACTATAAATAGTTTCATCTCTTGCAACATACTCTCCAGATTTAGGAGCTAGGTCCTGTACTGGACTAAATGAGGGTAGTGAAACACTTTCTGTAAAAAGTTGTACTGTATTAGCTTTTGCTGTGCCAACAGTATCTTCTAGAACAACTCCAACACCGAAGTCATTGGGTTGATATGAATATTTTAAACCAGCCATAATTATTTACCTTTACTTTTAACTTCTTCAACGTATTGTTTTGCAACTTCTGGTATACTATCAACGCTTACCTCGCTACCACTATTAAGTTTGGACCAGTTTTCTTTACTAAATCCAGAATGACTATTAAATCTTGGTATACCGTTACAGTCTGATTTCTTTTTAATCTTCATATGACCTCAAATACGTTTGCTGTGAATGTTGCTTCTACTAATAGCACATCGGACGACACATCCTCTAGCTCGGGTTGATAGTTTACATTTGCTATCGTGCCATTAAAGAATTTTTGTTCTCCCTCTACTCTGTAATCAGAGTTATTTCTAATTAATTTTTTTAAGCGTTCCATTACAGATGAAACAGTAGCAATGTGAGTGCTCTTTCTCCTATCGCCGGGTACAATCCTATAGTACTGGACCAAAACTTCATAAGCTCGAGTATGACTACTTGCAAACTGGTCTTCCAAGATATCTGCAACTGGGACCAAGTTAAACCAGTTCGATCCGCGCTGCATGTATTCTGTATCGTAATAAACAGATTGTGTAAACTCTGCATTAATTAAATCTTGTAATGCACTAAGTACATTTTTGTCTAAATGATTGGTAAATGTGATTGGCATTAGCGGTAAATCTGCCCACTTCTAACGCTGCCGATCTGGACCTCGGTACTTTGAAATGTTACTGCAAATTCATCTGCGGTTGTATATAATCCCGGACTCCAGATAATTTTTGCCCCATAACATAAATCTTGTAGGTCCCCAGTGATCAACTCGCTTGATACATGCTGCTGCTGCTTTAATCCATCATCGTTTTTGATCCATACTGAATAGGTAATTGTGCTATTTTTATTTGAGCTATTAAATGTACCACCTTGATCAATTATTACTTTAACCTCATCGTAAGAAACGCTAGGTGGATTGACAATCTCGATCTGCGGCGTACCAGTAGAATTAGCATGCTGACTTACAACTTGTACTATGCCATTTTCTGTTCTATAGCTTGTTTCATTCCATAGTACAAATTCGCGTCTTTTTAATTTGTCTAGTAGTCCACTTTCTTCTTCATTCATTGCAAGAGCATATAGCTCATCTGCTTTTTCTGCGTCATCCCTACGGACCAAGTTAGATACAGCTAAAATAGCATTAATGCGGACCAGTATAAAATCATACTTTGTACCGGATGCGCCTTGATAGTCTGGATTTTGTCTAGGGTAGATTGGCCTATTAATAAAACTTCTAATCATATCCGCAGCTTCGTTAACTGCTTGCTGCTTTAATGTGGCAAAATCTTGACCCTCTTCAAAGTTAGCTGACTCAAGTGCTGCAACACTACTAGATGTTTCAAAGTACTCAATGCGATCATCTGCTGCAATGTAGCGCCATTCTCCGTTGACATTTGGAGCATCAGATTGTGCTGCTCCAAGATCTTTACCATCTTTAAATAAAACGCTGCATGCTCCAGAGTTATGTAAATAGTATAAATTTGTAACGCCACTTGCGACCCAATTGTTGGGTAGGACTCGCTTACGATCATAGGCGCTTACATCGCCAATCGCTTGGAGATCTGTTGTTATATTACAAAATGCTTCGTATCTACTCATGCTAATGCTATGCTTCCTATATTAGGGAGAATGGTTACATCGGGCACAGTTGTATTGCGTATTAATGCAAGGATCAAGCCAAGAATTACAGTACTATCTGCGTTACTTAGGTCACCTACCATAAGCTCTAATTCTTTTAACTGATTCATTACTTCAATTAGATTGTCAATTTTTTCAGCTTCAGTGCCCATATGACTCAACTATATCTAAAAAGTGCTGGTGTGTACCCTTACCCTTATATGTATTGTAATTTTTTTTCCAATAAATTGCTTGTTCTTCAATGTTATTTGGTAGCGCTTGCGGAGTTCGCCTGTAATGCAAACGACACATTGCTATTTGCAAAGCTATGTTATATTGCATCAATTTGCGCCATTCTTCCGGACGCGGGTCCATAAAGTATCGTAGATCTACCATGCAGACATTTGCTACTTTTTTCATTAGCTCTGCTCTATATTTTAAGTAGTGCAAACATATGTCAATTGCAGTAGGTATTTCGCATTGAAAAAAGCCAATTGCTGGACCTTTTACTTGCATTAGGTACTGATACTTAGATTCGACTAATCCAGTGTGATATACAAGCGATTCTGCTTGAGCGCCGCCAAGACTTAGCTCATTTAATATTTCGCTGATCAGCTGCTGTATTTGCTTTTTATTTATCACTTAGAACTTCCAGACAAGTTTCCCAATTTGAACAACGACATCCATGCATTCTTTTGCCAGCTGCTGTTGTTCTGATTTTGAGATTTTACCGTCTTTTTTTGCATCGTGGTATTTTTGAGCTACTTCTTTTACTTCTTTTACAAGTGGCTTATAGCGTACTGCTACAAGAGACATAACTGCTCCTAAGATAATAACCAGCATATATGCTGCATTGCTTAATGATAACCATTCCATATTATTTTTCCTTTAGTATCTGTTTTATTTCTTTAATGTCTTCCATCATTACATCTAGCTGAAACGCAATAAGATTACGATCAGCTTGAAATGAGCGTTCATCGACTTTCATCGTTAATTCTTTTTGAATGCTGCTTATATCTGCTTTCATAAAGCCATATGCAAGTGTCATTGATGCAATCAACACTATAACTGTAATAACATTCTCTATTGATATATTTGTATTTAGCTTCATCACCATTTAACCTTTGCCGACCAGAAACTGCCGCTCATTACACCTTTTTTTATGCCCTTTGCATGCCTCGCCAAAAAACTCTTACGCCTAGCTTTTTGCGCTGGAGTCTTAGGGTTTTTACCCGCACCAGATACGCCTTGCTGGCCAAATCTAATTAGCTTGGTTTGACCAGATTTGTCACGCGCTAGGACCATGTGACTTTTGGTTTTGTGCTTTGGGGTGCGCTTTGGTTTGTTAAAACCCTTTAAGTTAAATCGCGCTAATCTTGGATCTTTTGCCATTATTTACTCCCGCCATTGTTTTTGCCTTGCAGATACGCAACGCTTTTGCTTAAATCTTCTAAGTTTTCATCTTGCCTATCAAATTTGCGGTCAATCTTGTCATTCATTGTTTCTTTAAATGAATTAACAGAATCAATTAGCTTAATAGAGATGCTTTGCGTATTTGATAGCTCTGCGCTCATCTTACTTAGATCAGCGCGTATAGATTCTAGGTCCTCAGTTTGTTCTTTCTGGGAATTGACAAGATTAAGCAAGAGATAGCCGAATAAAATCGCCAAAAATCCCGCTGATCCAATCTGGACCCAAAGTTCCGCAAGTTCAGTCATTATTTTTTCTTCCTACCTACTTTTTTAGCGTATTTCTTTGCTGCTTGTTTTCCCTTTTTAGTATAAGAGAACTTTTTCTTACCTACTTTTGGCATGTGATGCTCCTTTTGTATCTGTTAATAAAAAACTCATGTGATATATCCTTTTCAGTAAGCACTATTTTCGTTTCGACTTTTTTGAAAATGGATTTAAATTTATTTCTTTGTACCATGCTTCAATCTCTTTCATTTCAGCATCATGTATTGACTTGAGTTCATCAACTCGTTGCTCAAGCTCTGCCACTCTTCTTGCAGTATCGTCAATTTTCTGTTTAACACTATACGCTGCGCCAAAAATTGACAGCAATAAAAAAGCGCTGTTAAACATCCAGCGAAGATTAACCCTAAAAGAAAGTGTGTCTCCATCCGTAATCTCGCCTGTGTACGATCTTGCACCCTTGCCATTCATATCTCCAAACCAGCTACACTCCAGCCGCCATCACAAGCACTAAGAATAAAAATAGCAAATATGATTACTACGACTGATATTACCGTAACTAAATCTTTTCTATCTTCACTCACCAGACCACTCATCCTTTTTCATTTCAGCTAAACATTCACCATGTGATAATGCAGTAATACCAGCTGTATTTTTTACCTCATCAAATGTTCCATCAGCTATTGCTAACTCATACTTAACAAGAACCTTTGTATTGTCTTTATTCCATCTTGGTGCGCCTAATTTGCCTTGCTTAAATGCACACTCTTGCCATGTTGGCGATTGCAATGTGGTGGTATCAATTTCTTGTTCTGTGTACTTATACTCTTCTTCAACTTGTGGTGTAGAATGAGGTTCTACCATTAGTTTTTCTAATAACTCAGCTTTAGTATCGCTTGATGAATAATCTACGTCACAA